CGCTTTCACGATTGATGACCCGGTCCCAGCCGACCCGGTCCTGCGCGGTCAGCCCAGCCCTGGCAGCAGCCTCGTCGACCGGCGAAGCCAGGACGTCCTGCCCGGCCCCACCAACAAGGCTTTCACGCCCAACGCCACCCGTTCCAAAAGGGCCTTGCGCTGCGCCGCCTCCTGCCGCGGCGAGGTTCAGGAGACCCGAAGCGTTGCTGCCGTATTGCGGGACGTCAGGGGGTGGGGGTTCAGACGTGGCAGTAAAAGCCCCCGGTCGGGGCGGTGCGGGCGCTACATAGGGAATGGTCGAAACCGGCGGGGTCGGCGGCAAACGCATCCCGCCATGACGCGGATCTTCGTAGACCGATTGCGGGTTCCACAGCATCGAATTCGGCTGGCGCGGATCGTTCGGATCAATCGGCGGCGGCTGCGAAGCTATTCCCCCGCCGGCAGGAGGCGCAGCAGCACCCGGTATTGCCACACCCCCAGCAGCGAACGCCTCCGGTGTCGGTATGGCTGTGCCCGGCTGGTACAGCGTCGTACCCGGCCCCGAGGCAAGCTGCGTCGCGACCGGCGTGCCCAAGGGATAATCGTAAGGACTGTGGAAACCCGGATCGCGGGCGTTCTCGGGGAGCGGCACGATCGGGCTAGGGTGCCCGGCCGCCAACATTGCCGCCAATTTCGCTTTATCGGCTTCCTTGGCATAGGCATCGCGGCGCTGCGCCCAGGTATTGAAACCGGCGCCGACGCTCTCGCCGACGCCCTGCATGCCGGGCCTCCGCGCGTTCGCCAGGAGGTTCGCGCCGAGCATCATCATCGCATCGCGAATTGCCGGGTTTCGTCCGAGATAGCTCGTGTTCGGGTCGGACGGATCGGTCGGGGGATCGTACCAGGGCATCTACATGCCTCCCCAGAAAGGGCCACGCCCACCCGGTGCCCCATAAGGCGAGTAGCCACCCATCCCGCCGATCGGCCCGCCCATCGCTCCGGTGTCCGGGCCTGGCAGGCTCGAGGACTGCGGCAGGCCGGGGTGCTGCTGCATGGGTGGCTGCCATTGTCCGCGGCTGAGGCCTGGACCACCTGGACCCGGCGCTTGTCGCTGCTGCAGCAAGTCCTGGCCAAACTTGAGCATGGCGGCGCGGACCTGCGGATGGTCCTGCAGCCAGCTCGGGCTGGGCGCAGCCGGTGGAGGCGCCATGGCGCCGGTAGCGCCTGGAGCCGCGTAGAGGTTGCTGGTCCCCCCGGTGATAGCCGGCATCTGCCAGCCCCCGGCCATGTCGCCTGCCGGCGCGCCAGCCAGCGCCGCACCCGTCCCGCCACCGGCTCCCGGCGGCGGCATGGCCGCTCCAGCTCCACCACCCGACATCTCTCAGAGCCCTCCGCTCAGGCCGCCGGCCACCGCGCCGATCCCGGCGCCCACGGCCGTACCCCAGCCAGGAACGACGCTGCCGGCTGCAGCGCCCGCAAGAGCACCTCCGGCTGCACCCTTCAGCCCCCCGACCACCCCGCCGCCGGCCGCGCCTCCGCCGGCCCCGCCGGCCATCGGCTGGGCCGCCAGGGTGCGAGCGTAGGCATCGATCTGGTTCTGGCGGTACGCCTGCTGCGCCTGCCAATCCCCGTAGCCGACATCAAGGAGCCCCTGAGCGTGCGTCTGCTGGGCCTGCCCGGCCGCGGCCAGGGCCGTGGCATCCGACTGGCCGTACTGCTGCTGGGCATTTGCCATCCCCGGCAAGTACTGAGCGGCCTGGAGCTGGCGGTTGTAGTCGGCAGCCTGTTGCCCGGCATTGAACGCCCCGACATCGTATTGCATCTTCTGGTTGCCCTGCAGCATGCCCATGGCGTTCTGCATGGCGTTTGAATAGCCCTGCTGCTGGACGTTAGCGGTCAGCTCGCCCATGTTCTTGGCAGCCTGGGCACGCATAGTACCTTCAAGTACGGCTTGTCGGTCGCCACCGTAAGCACCAACATTCGCGGCCTGTCCGCCAATTATGCCCTGCTGGGTATTGGCCTGATCGGTAAACCGCTGCTGCGCGACGTCGAGGACGTTCCTGTTGTAGGGGTTCATGAACTGGCCGGTGACGTCGCCGACCTGCTGGGCATTGAGCTGGTCGACGCTGATCGGCGTGCCGGTCTGGTTGAGCAATCCCGTTGTCGTATCGATGGCCGCCTGGTAGGCCGGGGTGCCCTGGCCCTGCATGCCCTGGATCTGGCCCCAGGCCTGCTGCCGCATCGGGTCGATGTCGGCGATCCTTTGCCCTCCGTAAGCCTCATACGGCGTGTTGAACTGGCCGGCCTGGGCATTCAGGACGTTCTTCGATGCGTCCTCGATATAGCCTGGCAGCTTGACGTTCGCGCCGGCCCCTGCGCCACTGCTCGACATCTCTAGAGCTCCTTGTACATGACGACGTCCCGTTTCTTCCAACCGCGCTTTTTCAGCACCCGCTCCCAGCCAAGGCGCCCGGCACCTCTAATGTATTTGGCGCCCAGCTCCCGCCCGAACTGCTCGACGGCGGGCATCACGGCAAAACAGTCGTCCAGATCACCGGCTACGACCCAGCAGGCAAGCTCGCTGTGCCGCAGGTAGGGGTAGAACTCGACGATCACGACGCTGTCGTTTCTGTAGAAAGGAAAGGCGCGGCTATCCTCGATCCGCTGCAGGACGTCATCGATGGTGTGCTCGCCGACCCGGTCGAGCGCCTTCCGAACATTGTCGCGCAAAGAGGTCATTCAACCTCGCCGTTGGCGGACCGCATCAAACCGGCGGTGGAGTCGTAGTGTAAAAAAAGCTGATCAACCATGTGGTTCATGAGCGGGCCAGCTTGACCGTGCTCAAGGCCCCCGTGTTGTCGACCTTGAGCTTCCAGAAGCTGCCGTCCGGCGCCCGCAGCTGGACGCTCGAGAATACCTCCGTCGTACCCCTTTCGGTCTTGCGGCTGATCGCCGAATCGACCGACGGGCTAAACGTGCTCACCGCCGGCTTGACCATGCTGCTGGGCTGGCTGGTCACCTTGAACCTCCCTGCCGGATGTCGAGGCGGATGCGGCCGACGCTCCAGTCCAGGTCGACCGTGGGCTCGATCCGAAGCCGCAGCGACCGGGCGCTGAACTTCACGTCGACGATCCCGTCATAGGTCATCTGGCTGTTCACGTCGAAGCGCCGCGGCTTGAATGGCCCGAGGATCTTGGGCGGATGGCCGATCTGACGCTTGGTCTCGAACTTGAACTGCAGGTCGGTCGGTGGATTCATCGCATTGCTGAACACCCGATCGTAATAGAGCTTGCGGATGTGCTGATAGCTGTCGCCCTCACCAAGCATGATATCCCCGGTCGTGGCAAAGATAGACCCGACCCGGGTTGCACCATCATCGGTCCAGCCATTCTCGTGTGCATAAATCTTACCGTTGCTGGCGCCGAGCATGAGGTAATGACGAGCGCCGACCGGATCTCCTGACGTTCTCGACAGCTGCCCGATTCCCCAGATCTGCTCTTGGAAGTCCCAAAATACATACCGATTGTTATCAACGCTCGACTGGTCGGGATAGAACCACCACAATTCGCTGAACGGCGCCACCCCGCAGGCAAAAGCCCGCGGACCAGTATTGGTGTTCAAACCCGAAAACACGAAATCGTGCACGTCGCTGTCAAGCGCCCGCAACCCACCATCCCAGAGCCAAAAACCCTGCGGACCCATCCAGGCCACCGCCGGACCAGCCGCGCCGATGGCGTGGTGCCCGACCGGCCCGCAGCCACCGCCGATGCGAAACGCCCCGTAGACGTAGGGCGGTTGGGTGTAGCGAATGAGGTGGCAGTCATCATCGGTAAGGACGAGCGTGCCTTCCTTGCACGCTGCCGCCGCCACGATGTAGCCGCTGGTGTTCAGCGTCAGCCCCCCCGCCGTGTTCTCGGGCACGGGGGTCCAGTCGTCGGGATTTTCCTGGGAAGACCACTTGATCTTGCGCGGGTCGAGATCGGCGGCAAACACCAGCACGTGCCGCTCGTCGGTGACGAGAACGATCCGCCCGCGCGGCGCCGTTGCCACCTTGGCTGCCACCGTGCCGGGCGTAGACGGACTCCAGCGGTAAAGGAAAGCGTCGGCCGAGTTGATCGCCATCAGGTCCTGGCCGAACGTGTCGAGCGACCACCAGTCCCCGAAAACCGGGTTGAGCGTGTTGGACGCGACCGTGCGCGGCGTGCCCCAGAGCTCCTCGCCATAATCGCCGATACCAAAGCCGTCCGGCGCCCCCGGCGGCCCCAGAACCGAGCCAACGAGCACCGGATAGGTCGTGCCGGTCGAAAAGTTGAAAGCGAACAGGCTGCCGTTGTCGTGCCCGGCCGCCAGCCAGCGGACACCACTGTTGTCGACCCAACTGAGCATCGCGCGGATCGGGCTGCCGGCCGCCGAGGTATAGCCGGGCACCGCCAGCCAGCCGCCGATCGGACGCAAGGTGCCACCCTCCCAGCGCACGAGGTTCGTGTCCCAGAAGCGGCCGGTGCTTTCCATCGCGGTGGACCGGCGGTAAACCCCGGGCGGCAGCGGCACGGTGATGTTCGGCATGGCTCAGTACCGCATGATGTAGATGGCGGTGTAATAGTTCGGCACGACCGTCAGCGTCACCGTGTGGTTGTGCCCACCATCGGCAAAGACTCCATGATTGTGGGCAACACCACCGCCGGTGCTGTCGGTCTGGGTCCGGGCGTTGACGCCCTGCGAGAAGCCTCCCTGGCTGATGCCCACCAGATTGGCGAAACCGCCGCCATGCGTGTGCGCCGGCATCTGCGCGATGGAGAGCGCCGTATCGGCCGTCACGCCGCCGTGACTGTGGTTGCCGACCGACGAAGTGTTAGCCGAGGCCGTATAATTACCGCCGACACTGCCTGGAGTGGGGTCGGCCAGGATGAACCGGCCCATCAGGTTGGGCGTAGTGAGAGGCCCGGCTCCATCGGTGCGAGTAACGGTGCGCCCATCGCAGACCGCCCAGCCGGTCGGAATAGCTCCGGCATAGACCCACAAGCAGACCGTGCCGATCGGCACCCAAGCTTTGTACTCGTTGCGAAGGGTCGTGTAAGCGCCGTTAGCCGAATTGAGATTATTGGTAACTTGGGTCTGCAAGTTGTCCGCAGTATTTGATAATGCCTTCAAGTTACTGTCAATTGATGTCATGTTCGTATTTGTTTTTGCACCCCAAGTATCGCGCGAGGCCCCGACCTCGACCAGGATGAAGCTATAGTTAGGGCTACTCGTATCGGCCATTGATTACTGCCAGTGCATCAGAATTTGCCCCGAAACCGACCGGCATCGGGGGCAGGGACAGGCGTCGGCTTGGCTTTCTTGCGGACAGGCGGCTTTATGAACTTACCACGAAGAATCTTGCCCGTGGCTTTGGCTTTCGGCTCGTCCTTCACTACGACGATCGCGACCGGCTTGAAGGGCCGGCCGCCCTTGAGCAACCTCGCCATCAGCGTTTCCTCGCTTCGCTCAGGGCAATGACCACGGCCTGCTTGCGGCTGGTGACCAGCGGCCCGGCCTTGCTGCCCGAGTGCAACTTGCCGGCCTTGTGCTCGGCAAGCACGGTCGCGATCTTGGCCTTGGCAGCCGGGGTCTTACGAACCTTCGATCGGCGGGCCATCACCTTCCTCATCCGTCGTCTGATGCAGCGGCGGATTTCCTCCAACCTGCCGCTCGATCCGGTCGAGCTGCACCCGCAGCTCCGACAAAAGGAAAGCGACCTGCCGGTCCAGATTCACCGACATGCACAACACCCGCTTGTCGAGCGTGTCGACCGTCTCGATCAGCCACGCTTCCTTGTCCTCGGTCACGTCCGGCCTCCCTGCCGTTGCTTCCTGCCAAAGCTCCGGGCGCACGCCCCATTTTCGACGAAAGGCCCGCTTGAACGTCTTCTCGCACCCGAAACCACACTCGTGCGCGATCTGCGCGAACGACCGCTTCGATAAGGCCCTCAGCAGACGCCCTGCGGCGATGATCCTGAGCCGCTCCACCGCCTTGGCGGGCGTAATGCCCATCACCGCCGAATAGTGCCTGGCGAAGCTCCTGGAGCTCATCCGCGACCGCTCGGCCAGCACCGCGACCGAAAGATCTCTCTTGATCCGAACAACCATCCAGGCATCCAGCCGCCGGAAACTCCGACGCAGAATGACACGACGAACGCGCCTGCCGATCGCTCACGTCACTTGCCAAAGAGGTTGAGCAGGCCAAGCGGCACCCCGCCGGCCCCACCGGAACCGCCGATCCCGCCGCCCATCGCCATGCCGACCGGGCTGAAATGCCGAAAATACCCGGACGGCCCGCCTTTTGCGAGAGCGTAAGCCGGGCTCATGTACTGCATGACATTGCCGAAGTTACCGCCATGCATCAGCATCGCCAGCGGACTGTACTGCTGCATGTACTGCGACGGGCCGCCCTGGATCACGCTGGCCAGGGGGCTCAGATTGCCGAAGTTGAAGTCAGCCATCTATGACCCCTCCCGCTTGTAGCACTCGATCAGCTCGGTATGCAGCCGGGCGATCTGCGCTTCGATGTGCGAGGACTGTGCGCGCTCCTCGCGGACGAAGTCCGAAACGAAGGTCGTGATCACTGTTCTCTGCTGCACCCGGTCCCAACCGAAAAAGCCCAACACCGCCAAGGTAAGGATCTGCATGCCGACGATGAGCGGAGAGCTGCGCCATGTCTGGCCCAGCTCCTCGCCAAGCTTGGTCGGGTCGATGCTCATCCAGGTGCAGCGTCCAGGCCGGTCACGGCGTCGAGGTTTCCATCCACGCCCAGCCGACCGTGCCGTCGCCCAACGCCACCAGCACCCAGCCGCCGGGATTGTCCGTGTCGGGCTTGTCGGGATGCTGCGGGATATCGGCTTCCCGCACGGCCGGGGACGTGCCCGGGGGCGCGATCGGGTGCTCAGGGTGGGGCTGCGGAGCCGGAAATCCAGCGTCAACGTACGGGGGCTTTGGGGTAGGCCAAATGCCGGGCTGCGGAGGAGGAGGGCCTGCGTCGACGTAAGGAGGATTTGGTCCCGGCCAAATGACCGGAGGCTGGCCGGGTGACGGAGGAACCCAAGGATGCGTCGGCTCACCCCCAGAGCTAAGCGGCGTAATCAACGCTAAAAACGGTGCTGCCATGTCTCAAGTCCTCCCTGTTGTGGACATTGCGTCCCTGGTGAAAAGCAGCTTAGAATGCGCAACGAGGCAGCGCTGAAACGCCGCCTCGTCACTTGCCACAGCAGCTTTAGGGGAGCCGCAATGACCAAAACCAAGACTAGGTACAAAGACATCACCGGACAACGGTTCGGTCGCCTCGTCGCCATTCAGCCGCTCAAGAGAAGCACCGACCATGAAAAGGTATGGCTCTGCCGCTGCGACTGCGGCCAGTCGCACATCACGCGCGGAACGCGGCTCCGATCCGGCTTTACCCAATCCTGCGGCTGCCTCAAGTTCACCGTCTGTCTCCGGCATGGGCACAGAAGCCACAGGATGCACCACCCGCTCTACGCCACTTGGTGCAACATGCACCAGCGGTGCAACAACCCTGACAGCCCTAGCTTCAAGTGGTACGGCGCGCACGGCATCGAGGTTTGCGAGCGCTGGGGCGACTTCGCGAATTTCCTGGCCGACGTAGGCGAACGGCCCTCTGGCCTCAGCCTGGACCGCGTCAACAACGATGGTCATTACGAGCCATCCAACATCCGTTGGGCCACTCCGAAACAGCAGGCCAACAACAAGCGACCGCGCCGCTCCCGCGCATGATCGTTCTCACTTGCCAAGCTCGGGATCGAGCCGCTGCACGGCCGCCTCCAGCCGCGCGACCCGGGTTTCGAGATCGTCAGCCGAAGGCAGAACCTCGGGGATGGGCGGCGGGTCGGGCATGCCGTCGGATTCCAGGTAAGCCTGCCAGTCCCGGTTGGCCGGGTCCGGCGGGATAAAGGCGCCATCGCTCGCGCGGATCACGCCATGGCTGTCGTCGACCTGCCCGGCAGGGATCGAGTAGTCGCTCATAGCTCGGCGTCCATGCGGAGATCCGAAGAAGTAAACCCGAAACCAGCAGCTGTAATCGTTGTCATCAATCGAACTTGCCCTACAGTCGTGGTGCCATTCACAGCGAGAGCTGATGTATTGCTATAAGTTATATTAGCAAACGTAACTGTGGGTGCAGCACGCATCGTTACAGGATAGACGAACGACGTATAAAAATTCGTGCCAGTGGCGGTATTGCCGCTCATGATCACATTGACAAGTGTTTGATAATAGCGCTGGCACAGCGCCAGCTCCTGCTGGAGCGGCCGGCGCAGGTACTGCGCGGGGGAAACCGTGCCGAGGCGCAGGTCAACATTGGCAAAATACATCGTGCCAACGCCGAACGCCTGGAGGACGGCAAATGAAAGATACAAATAGTCGTTGAGATTTGTCCCCAATGTCTTGCCGGCAATACTCGGCACAGCCAGAGTCAATGTCTTGCGTTCCCAAGTGTTTACCTGATTGATCGTAACGTAGGTACCCACTTCTACCCTAGCTGAAGGCGATCCACCTGTACCAAAGGATTGTCCAACAGCAGCATACAGATAACTGCCACCGGACTTGGTGCTGTACACATCGAACGAAATCGCAACAGTTGAACCTTGAGCGGTACGTACATTCTCGATAAACTGGACCAAATAGCTATTATCACTGACTGTAACCGTCCGATCGACTTTGCAGGCCGTCCATACTGGATCTCCAGCTGCTGAATCAGTACCAAGCCCGATCGAAGCTTGCGATACCGTCGCCGTATTACCGGCGCCTACGCTCGCCTGCCAGCGATCAGCCGTATAGGCTGCTGCAGCAGCAGTGAGAGGGAAACTCGTGCCGCGCTGCCAGATCTCCATTGAGCCATTGATGAGCAGGTTGTCCTCGGCCGACATGGCCGCCCGGACGCTGACCGTGTCAGCAGCCTGCATTTGCTGCAGCGTCGTCGGCTCCAGTCCCGCATTGGCGTCGGCTGCCAGGACGATATCGCCGGTCATCGTGCCACCGGCAGTCGGCAAATACGGACCCGCCACGGCTGGATAAGGCAGCCAGCGACTGCCCGTGGTGCTCCACTGGTAGGACGCGCCGTTGGCCGCCGCGTAGACCTGACCGTTCGTCGGGGAGTTGGGGAAGTCTAGCGCCGCCATTCGGTCTCCACTACTGGCATAGGATCAGCACCGGAGCGCCCGCAGGCGGCAGACCGGGACCAGGGAACGCCGCGGTCGGCGGCGTGAAGGCCCCGGCGTAACGGGCAAATCCCTTGGTGATCCGCGCCTCGTCGACATAGCCGGGAAAGCTGCGGGCAGCAGACCCGTCATTGCCGATCACGAAGTTTGTCAGCGAGGGGGAAAACGTCGCCGCGACAGTAGCGCTCGCCTTAACGACGCCGTCGAGATAGACGCGCAGGACGTTGGCCGCGTCGCGATCGGCGGCGATGTGATACCATTGGTTTGCGGAAGGCGTCCAAGCCGCGCCGACAAACGGATTGTCGGTGCCGGTTGTAGAATATTGCAGATTCAAGCTCCCCTGCACGAAGCCCAGATACCAGCCCTGCTGACCCAATGCCGCCCATTTGGCCATCACGGAACAAAGAGCACTGCCGGCCGGCACCGTAGTAAAATAGGCCCAGGCCTCGACCGTGAACTGGCCGGCACCAAAGTTGAAGTCAGTTAGCAAATCGCCGATAGTCACCCGTCCAGTGCCACCAGTTGCACTCGAAACAAATAAAGACGATGCACCGAATTTCTTCTGCGTCGCCGAAACCGCCGCTGTCGAAACCAGCGTCAGGACGTGCGCGCTGTCCGATACATCTGCGGGAACCCCGGCGACGTCGAAGTGCACCAGTAGGACAACGTTGCCCCATTGCGGATCTACGGAGGGGGTGCGGACTGTCCGCAGCGCCATCAGCGCGTGCCCTTGAGCGTAACCGATAGATTGGCCAAGGTCGCATCGGGTGTTCCCGGCGCCACCAAGGTCAAGCGGTCCCCTGGGGCAAATGCCACCGCCGACGCGAAGATAAAAGTCGAGGTTGCCGTCGCCGCGGCGAAATTCACGCTCCCCTGGCTCGTGCCGTTCTTGCGAACGTCGATCGTCACCGAGCCGGTCGGTACCGTCCCGGCAAAGCCCTGACTGCCGGTCAGCGACGCCGGCAGGGTAAAGGCCCGGTCGGCCAGGAACTGCAGCAGGGTCGTCGACGCCGCCGGGACGCCGGGATACCAGAGCGCGATGTCGATGATGCCGGTATCGGCAAGTCCCGGCGAGACCCAGGCCGGCACCCATTGGGTGCTGCCCGTCGCGTCATCGTAGTAGATATAGAGGAGCCCGTCCTCGCTGTTCCACCAAAGCTGCCCAACGGTCGGCGAGGCCGGCGGCGTGATGCCGATCGCGGTCGCTGTCCCACCGCCCCCGCCAAGCGGCCCCCAAGCCGTCGTGTAGCCCTCGAACGAGGCCGTCTGGGCATTGTACCGGAGCATGCCGGCAGACGCGCTGGCGGGCCTCTGGACCGTGCTGCCGACCGGCAGGATCGTGGCGTCGGTCGTGCCGAAGGTCACTTGGCCCGTAAAGGTCCCGCCCGCCTTCGGCATCGCCGCCGAAGCGGTCGTCTGGGCAGCACCGGCCGCAGTGTTGGCCGTATTCGCGGTCGTCTGGGCTGCCGTGGCAGCCGAATTCGCCGTGTTCGCAGTGGTTTGCGCCGCCGTAGCGGCCGTGTTGGCCGCGTCTGCCGCACTCTGGGCAACGGTAGCAGCCGAGCTCGCCGCAGCCGCCGCCGACTGCGCCGCATCCACCTGGCCCGACAGGTTCGTCAGAAAGACCCGGACATCACCCCACGGCCGTGCCGCGCTGATCGCAGGGGCGATCGTGACGAGCGCGCTCTCGTAGTCCCCGGCCACGGCCGTGACCACGCCCGAGCGACCGAACACCGACTGCACGATCAGCTGGGCGACATTGGAATCGCCGGTCGAAGGAACACGCAGATCCTCGCGCCAGACCGTGGTGTTGGCGTCCTGAACGTCCCAGTCGGTAGAGCTGCGCTCGCTCACGGACCCAGCACCGGGGCGAAGAACAGCGTGCCGTGGCTCTCGTCGTAGCTCATGTTGGCGCTATCGACGGCCGTGTCGTAGAGCTGCATCCAGGCATTCAGCCGCAACGTGTCGATAACGAACGTGCCGGCGCTCACCAGCGATGAGTAAAGATAAATATCGGGGTGATACGTCAGCACCGCGTTCGTAGATGTCGTATCAGTCAGCCGTGGACGATTGAAGTAAACCAGCCGCAGTTCATAGGGTGTAGCTGCGGCCGTATAAAACTCGATATTTGATGGATAAAGCACGATCTTGCCGGAATAGATCGTGTACAGGCCAAACTCATTCGGATCTGGCACCTGCTCGAAAATATCGGGGCGGAGATAAGTAAGAGGCACGAACGGCCCGCCGGTAGGGCCGACCATGGCACTGCGGATGCTGCCGAAATCGGTCGGCAGCAGCTCCTCCGGGTAGTCGAGCACGGTAACGGCGCGAGCGAGATTTTCCTGACACCTTAGGCGCCGGCCGATGGTCGCCTCGGCGAGCTTCACGAAGCCGGGAATCGCCGTGACCGTCGCATCGTTCGTGTCGGTGGGGTCCACGTCGAGGTAAAGGGCGACGCTCTGGATGAGATCGGCCAGCGTGCCGAACTGAACGAGGCCGGTCGCCACGGCTCAGGCCTCCTTGATCTTCACGTGGCCACCGCCCGTGCGCCACATGGCATTGTCGGGGGAATTGAACCACTTCTCCATTCGTTCCGGGTTGCCCCAGATGCCCTGGCGCATGAGATCGTTCACGAGCACGGCCGGGATGGTCGCGATATGGGTCCGGTGCTGCTGCGTGGAACCACGCAACTTATACCGCCAATCGTTCCCATTCCGTTCTTCGGCTACCCGATCGGCCAACGCGTTCGCGTCGTCGGCGCTCATCACGTCGCGGCAGATCAGCTCGTCGTCCTGGTACTTGGCGTAGGTCCGAACCCGGGTGAGCGAATTTTCGAGGATCAATCTCCAGTCATGCAGCACGCATCACCTCCAGGCGAGAAAAAGGGGCCGCCAAAGTGCGGGCAGCACAGAGAAGCGGCGGCCCCATAAGCGCGTTCTCGGGAGGCAAGGGTTAAAGGGATTAAAGACTAAGTCAAATCGTAGATAGCAGCGTGGGCCTTCGGCGCCCTCATCCTGAGAGAACCCTCATAGACCAACATGCCCTTCGTGCTGTCGCCGGTCTTAGCCAACTCTTCATTGGTGAAGTTGCTTTCCGGCAAGCTCACGACCTCGTACCAGTCGGTGTCGAGAAGATAGATCACGGTGCTAGGGCAGAACCGGTCCGGCACAACTTCGAGACGACCGAAGTCGCTGAGGAACGCTTCCACGGCCCCGATCAAAGTCACCGGCTGCGCCGCGGTCGAGTTGGTCCGGTTGACCGTGACCGTACCTGCCGGGTTGCTGCCCTCGCCCAAAGCCGAAAACTTGCGCTTGGATGCACCCGACATGAGCAGCATCGTCGGGCTGCCGCCCTCGTTCCAGGCCAGCTGGTGGGCGTCCTCGACGAGCGCCAGCGTCAATGCCCGGTTCGTGGCACCCGCGGGGTTATAGACGCCTGCCCCCGTTCCGGCCGGTGGCGTGCCGCCGCCATGCGAGATGTTCGTGATCCAGCTGCCCAGCGTCCCCATCGCTCGCGGATCGGTCGCGCTCTTGGCCTGCGGCGTGAGCAGGATGCTCTCGAGATCCCGGCGCATCTCCAGGCCCTTCAGGACCTGCTGAAAACGACGCTCCTTGGCACGCCCCGCCGTATCCACGACATCCATCGTGCGGCTGACCGCCCAGGCCTTGGCAAGGATCTGGGTATTGTTGTTGAACCGGACAGGCTTCGTCGCCGAATAGGCGTTAACCTCGAACCCTTCCGGCTGCTTGTTGGTAAGGTCCGGGGCAGCAAGCTCGATCACCAGCCAATCAAAAATAGTGTTCTTCACACTACCTTTGGTGGCATTCGAGAAGAACGGAACATCCGTCGGACTGATCCGCGCAATCGCGTCGTACAGATCCTCGCGGATGCCAACAGCAGAAGGAACAGCGGCCGGGCTGCCGGTTGTATAACTACCCGCCACCGCACTTGCGAAGGCCATCAACTCTACTCCTCATGGCGTTTGTCTCTAGAGAGCAGAAAGTTGACGGCAGCTTCCGGGTTGGCGAAGTGGCCATCGGAGTTGGCAAACCTCTTCAGAGCCTTCTTCTGGTCGAGACCGTTTCCTCGTTTCTGGCTGACGAAGGGCACAGGACGGCTGGCCGTCTGCCGGGGCTGACTGGCGGTCTTGGCCGGGCTCGTGCCCTTTTGCATCGCCTCGCGATAACGGATGGCATCCCTGAGCACCAGGACAACCCGGTGGTCCACGATGCCGTCCAGATCACTGCCCGGAAACCCGTAATACTCCACGGCCTTGGTCCGCAGACGCTGCGTCCCTTGCTGCAGCTTATTCGGGTCCGCCCAGGCAGGAACCTCCTTCACGAGCACCTTTCTCGATTCGGCGAGGCGTTCGGCGTGCCGCCGCTGAGCCTCGGCATGGAAGCGCTGAACCTCCGCCTGATGCTCGCCGACGATCGCGTTCATCTTCTCGCGCTGCTCGCGTTCACCCTCCTTCTCGAGCATGTAACGCGAAACATCACGCTGCCTCAACTGCTCCCAGTATTCAGGAGGTCTTTCCTCGTAAACACTGAAGAGCGCCCGATTGATCAGGTCCAGTTTCGAGGCATACTCGGTCCTGACTTGGTCCGAATACTGCCGCGTCTCAAGAGCATGCCTACGGATCTCGGCGGTCTCTTGCGACTTTTGAGTGTAATCCCGCTGACGCAGATAACCTTCACGCAGCTCCTTGATCGAGACCTTCTGCCCTGGGGCAAGCTCGACCTCGAAACCTTCGGGTACCCGATCCCTGGAAGGCTTGTCCTCGTCCTCGTCCTCGTCGGGCTGGCCCTCGGCCTGGTCCTCATCGGACTGCTCGGGGGCTTCCTCGCCGGATTCGTCGTCGGACGCATCGTCGTCTTCAGGATGAGAGGGCTCCCGCTCGTCGGCGGGCTCCTCCAGCCCATCGGAGTCCTCGCTGGTAGCATTGCTGCCGCCGGCGCGGGCTGCTCCATCGGGCGCTGCTCTGCGAGACACGCCACGGGCGGCGGGCTGCTCCTCTCCGAGGAGTCCGTCGCCATCCAGCATGTCGGCCACCGCCGCTGCGACGGTGGGGTAGGTCTTGCGG